GAAGCAACGATTAGAAATGCTGCTGCTGCAAATTCAACTATTCCTATTTTAATTGTTTGGGATTCTGTTGCTGCAACTGCACCAAAACAAGAACTTGAAGGCGATTATGATGATCAACAAATGGGTCTTCAAGCACGTACAATTGCTAAAGCATTGCGTAAAATCACAGGTGTTATTGCATCTCACAATGTAACTTTTGTATGTTTAAATCAGATCAAAAGCAAAGTCGGTTTAGTTTTTGGATCACCTGACTTTACACCCGGCGGTGCTGCAATTCCATTTCACGCTAGCGTTAGAATTAAATTAAGCGCTGGAAAACAAGTTAAAGACACTAGCGATGGCATTATTGGAATAGAAGTAACTGCAACAGTTATTAAAAATAAAGTTTCAAGACCCTTTAGAAAAGCAACATTTTATATTTTATTCGGATTTGGCATTGTTGAATACGAACAATTATTAGATGTATTAAAAGACAAAGCATCAAACGGTCCCATGATTGCTTCTAACGGATTTGAATATATTTATGAAAACAGTAAATCATGGAATACGTTGCAAGTTTTAGATGCAAATAAGAAACAAATTTATGAAAAGAAATTTCAAAAATCTAATCTTTCAGAGCTAATGAAAGATGCTGAATTTGCAACATACTTTGACGATATGTTAGAAATTGCATTTGTTATTAAATCAACTGATTATGAATCTATCACAACTGACGATGATTCAGCAGAAGCAATTAAAAAACTGGATGCACTATGTTCTTAAGCACTTTATTAGACGGAACTTACTTTAAATCGTTTATTTCTTTTGTGAAGAAAAGCTTGTTTTCACAAATTGAATTTAAATTATTGTTGCCTAATGCTAAAATGCCAACAACATCTTATGATGGCGATGTTGGATATGATTTGTATGCTTGTCTTAAAGATGATTTGCAAAAAGTTTATTTATTGCCAAATTGTGTTACAAAAATTCATACTGGCGTTTGTATTATGAATAACAATAAACAGATTTGGTCTCAAATTGTGTCAAGATCATCATTAGCATCATGCGGACTTCATGTTGTTGGTGGTGTTATTGACGCAGATTACACTGGTGAATTAATCGTTATGATTCAGAATACAAATTTGAATTTAGTTACACTTAATCATGGTGACAAAATTGCGCAATTAATTTTTCATAAAAGATTTATGCCAATTAAAAGCAATTGTAATATGACGCAAGCGAGATCTGATAAAGGGTTTGGTTCTTCTAATAAATAATGGACACTACAACTGAAAATAGCGTTGATGATTTAAGCAATAATCCCATTTTGATAATTGACGCTATGAATCTATTTGTTAGATCATATTGCGCTTTTCCGTCAGTGAGTTCACATGGTTATCAAATGGGTGGATTTGTCGGGTTTATTAAAACACTGACAAAACTATCAAATGATTTAATGCCAAAAGCAATCATTATTACTTGGGAAGGTGGCGGTTCATCTAAGCGTAGAAAAATTTATGCTGATTATAAAATGAATCGCCGTCCTGAGAAATTAAATAGATTTTATGAAGACGATATTCCAGATTCAAATGAAAATAGATTGCATCAGAATATTGCGCTTGTAAAATTTCTTAGACTTATGCCAGTTTGGCAATTGTATACTGAAGATTGTGAAGGCGATGACTTAATTGCTTATCTTGTTAGTGGGCCATTATATCATAAAAATATTATCATTGGATCTTCTGATAAAGATATGCATCAATTGTTGACTGATAAAATTCATCAATATTCATTTCATAAAAAAATTGTATTATCACCACAAAACATTTATGAAGAATATGGAATCTTGGCAGAAAATTTCGGCATTGCAAAAGCAATTTGTGGTGACGCAAGCGATAATATTCCAGGCGTTTCTAGAATTGGATTTAAGACATTAACAAAGCATATTCCATTATTTCGTGAAAAGTCAATAATTTTAGATGATGTTATAAAATATGCTGCTGCAAATAGAGATTCATCAATGCCGTGTCAAAGAATTATTGATGAAGTCGATAAAATTAAAATGAATTGGGATTTAGTGAAGCTAGATATAAATTCAATACCTGTGTCAAAGTCAAATCAAATTAATACATTATTATCAACCTCAAGACAAGCAATGGATTTAATCGGTATGCATAAACTATTGAATGACGAGGGAGTTTCTAATATCAATGTAGATCAATTAACGTTTGCATTTACAAGGTATCAATCATGCAAGATAATATAATAACATTTTCAAAATATGGAAAAACATTTCAAGAAAGAGTTGTTCAAGCGTTATTGCTTGATCATAAATGGGCAGAAGAAATTCAAGAAATATTAAATCCTAAATATTTTGATTTAAAATATCTTGGGTTTATTGCAAAATTATGTTTTGATTATGCAAAGAAATATCGAACATTTCCAACTTTTCCATTATTGGTTGGTATTGTTAAAGACGAATTAAGTCATGCTGCTGACGAAATATTGAAACAACAAGTTGTTGAATTTTTAACGAAGATTCGCTCAGATGATGAATTGGGTGATATTCCATTTGTAAAAGAAAAAGCACTTGATTTTTGTCGAAAAGCAGCATTAAAAGACGCAATTGAACAAAGCATTGATTTAATGAATGCAGAAAATTCATATGAATCAATTGCTGAAATTGTAAAAAAAGCAGTTTCAATGGGCGTTAGAAGCACAACTGGACATGATTTTTTAAATGAACCAGATGCAAGATTTGTAACTAGAAATAGAAACCCTGTGCCAACTGGAATTGAAAAATTAGATTCTAAAGGCATATTAAACGGCGGCTTAGGTCGTGGTGAATTAGGCTGTATTGTTGCTGGAACAGGCGTTGGTAAATCTCATTTTTTGACTCAATTAGGCGCCAATGCTATGCGTGCTGGAAAAAATGTTATTCACTATACACTTGAAATGTCTGAATCACTTGTGGGTCTACGTTATGATTCAAACTTATGCGATATTGATTCAAATGATGTTCATTCTAAAAAAGATGATGTAATCGGACATTATGCAACTGTTAAACTTGGTAGATTATTTATTAAAGAATTCCCAACATGTTGGGCAACAATTACAAATATTAGATCACATGTTGAAAAATTAGCAGCAATTGGTTTTAAACCAGATTTAATTTTAATTGATTACGCAGATATTATGCGTTCAACAAGACAATATGATGCAAAAAGATTTGAGTTGCAACAAATTTATCAAGAATTGCGAGCATTTGCATCAGAGATTTGTGTTCCAGTTTGGACGGCAAGTCAAAGCAATAAAGAAGGTTCAAATGCTGACGTTGTTGACTTAAGCAATATGTCTGAAGCATATAGCAAAGCACAAGAAAGCGATGTTGTTATTTCACTTTCAAGAAAATCTCATGAAAAAGCTGCTGGCGTTGGAAGATTATTTGTTGCAAAAAATCGAATTGGATCTGACGGTTTATTGTATTCAGTTAAAATTAACACAGCAAGATCAATGATAACTTTGTTATCTGATAATCCAGACTCTGTTTCATCATCGTCATTTGATCCAGATAACGAAGAAGACACAAGAATTAAATTGCGAAATCGTTTAAAAGAATTACAGACAGTTGAAGAATTAAAAGGAATAAATTAAAATGCGATATGATACACAAGATGCACGTGATGCTACGTTAAAATATTTTGATGGTGGTGATATTTTAGCAACAGATGTTTTTATTACAAAATATGCTCTGACGGACTGTAATTCAAATTTGTTAGAAAAAACACCAGATGATATGCATCGTCGACTTGCAAAAGAATTTTATCGCATTGAAAATAAATTTCAAAGAGGTTTATCTGAGCAAGAAATTTATGATTTATTCTATCGTTTCAAAAGAGTGATCCCACAAGGTTCTCCAATGTCTGCAATTGGAAACGATAATCAAATTCAAAGCTTATCAAATTGCTTTGTTGTTGAGTCGCCACAAGATTCATATGGTGGAATCTGTAAAGCTGATGAAGAGTTGGCACAAATCATGAAACGCCGTGGTGGTGTCGGCATTGATGTTTCACCCATTAGGCCTCGCGGAACCATCACAAAAAACGCTGCTCGCACCTCAGACGGTGTTTCTTTGTTCATGGAAAGGTATTCCAATACATGCAGAGAAGTGGCACAGGATGGGCGGAGAGGGGCAGAAATGATTACAATTTCTGTGCATCATCCTGATATTCTGTCGTTTATTAAAATCAAACTAGACAAAACAAAAGTCACTGGTGCAAATATTTCAGTTCGAATCAGTGATGAATTTATGAACGCAGTTATTAACAATACAACATATGAACAACGCTGGCCCGTTGCATCTACTCATCCAACGATTAGAAAACAAGTTGATGCAAGAAGTATTTGGAATGAAATAATTTCTGCTGCACATAAATGTGCTGAACCCGGAACTTTGTTTTGGGATACAATTTTAAATAACACACCAGCGGACGTATATCCAAAATTTCGTTCTGTTAGCACAAATCCTTGTAGTGAATTGCCTCTTCCACCATATGATTCTTGTAGACTTATGTTGGTAAGATTATTACCATGCGTCATTGATCCTTTTACGCCAAATGCAAGATTTGATTTTGATTTGCTTGAAAAAGATTCTTATTTAGCACAAAGATTAATGGATGATCTTGTTGAGTTAGAATTAGAAGCAATTAGCAAAATTCTTCAGAAAATCGAATCAGATTTTGAAGATTTTGACGTTAAAAGTCGTGAATTGTCATTGTGGATCAAGATTAAGAATATGTGTGAAACTGGTCGAAGAACTGGTTTAGGTGCGACTGGACTTGGTGATGTTTTTGCAATGCTTGGTTTGGCATATGGGTCTGATGAATCAATTGCTTTAACAGATAAAATTTATAAAACAATCGCTGTTTCTGCTTGGAGATCTTCGATTGATCTTGCTGAAGAGCGTGGTGCTTTTCCTGATTATGATCCTACTTTAGAATCTAATCATGCATTCATCAACAAGATGCTAGATGCCGTCGGTGATGAATATAAAGCAAAACATGCAAAATTTGGAAGACGTAATATTGCAATTACAATGTCGTCGCCAGCAGGTTCAACTTCTATTGTAGGTCAGTGCACAAATAGCATTGAACCTCTATATTTGATGTCATATACTCGTAGAAGAAAATTAACAAATGAAGATGGCGATATTGCCGCAGATTTTGTTGATGACTCAGGTGACAAGTGGAAAGAATATCATGTTTTTCATCCAGTTATTGAACAATGGAAGAAAATTACTGGTGTGCAAGATGTAACTTTATCGCCTTATTATGGATCGTTAGCAGCAGATATTGACCCAGTTGCATCTGTTAAGATTCAAGCAGCAGCGCAAAATTGGATTTGTCATGGAATTTCTAAGACTGTAAATTTGCCATCGACTGCAACTGTTGCTGACGTTGAAAAAATTTATTTTGAAGCCTGGAAACGCAAATGCAAAGGAATCACTGTTTATGTTGACGGGTCTCGCGCTGGTGTCTTGCTTGCAAATAACGATAAAAGAACCAAAACTCTAAATTGTGATATTCATCGTGTTAATGTTAAAGGCGAACCATTTTTGATCTTAATTGGGCTTGTTGGCAATAAACCATATGAAATTTTTGCTGGTTTAATGAACAAAATTAATTTTCCAAAAAATTGTTCAAAGGGCACATTAACAAAGCGTAAACGCGTAAACGGACGTGCAACTTATGATCTTTCTGTTCATTCAGATGTAGATAACGCTGTTGTTGAAACATTTTCTGATATTGTTTCTTTGTTTGAAAATCCAATTTATGGTGCAATGACTCGAGCTTTGTCAATGATTTTAAGAAATAATTGTTCTATCGTTGAACTTATTGAACAATTAAAGAAAGATCGTTATTCAGATATTAGTTCGTTCTCGAGTGGAATATCTCGTGTGTTAAAATCATATGTTGCCGACGGCACAAAAACAAATGAAGAATGTCCAGAATGTAAAGAAAAAAGTTTAGCGTTTCAAGCGGGTTGCATTATTTGTCAAAATTGCGCATATAATAAGTGTTAATCATTATTGGAGATATTTAAAAATGAGATTTAATGTAATAGTTTGTGATCCACCTTGGTCATTTTCTGATAAATTGGCAATGTCAACCGTTCCAAGATCTGCAGATGCAAATTATCCAACATTAAATCTCAATGATATTTTTAATTTGCAAGTTCAAAATATTGTTGATGTTGATTGTGTTCTTGCGTTATGGACCCCAAGTTGCATGTTAGTTGATGGGTTAGCATTAATGTCAACTTGGGGATTTGATTTTAAAGGAACGTATTCGTGGACAAAGATGCGAAAAGATATGAAAGGTCCTGCATTTGGCATGGGTCATATGTTTCGCCAAAGTCATGAAATAGCCTTAATAGGAACCCACGGGAAGCCGCTCAAGCACATCAAAAACAGATCTCAAAGGTCTGTCTGTCTGGATATCAACAAGGGCCACTCGATTAAACCAGAAGCGCTTCAGGATTCGTTGGATTTGATGTGGACAACTGGAACAAAACTTGAAATGTTTGCACGTAGACAGCGACCAAATTGGGTTTGCCTTGGAAATGAAATTGATGGAAAAGATATTCGGCAAGCAATATCAGAAATAGAGATTTTATGATTTATGAAAAAACATCTGATAAATATCGCAACTTAGAAAAATTATCAGAGCAACAGTTAAAAGAACAAAAAATTGATATTGATGTTTTGCAATATTATCTTATTTTAAATAAACAACAAAACAAAGAGGAATAAACATGGCAACGTGGATTGCAATAGAAGGTCCTGATCGAGTTGGAAAAGCAACGCAATCAATGATGTTGTCAAATTGGTTAACAAGACTTGGATTTAATTGCAAACGAGTTGAAGTTCCGTTTCAAGATAATAAATTTGGAACATATGACAAAATATATGATATGTTGCTTAACGGCAAAGCAAAATCACGTCCAATTTTGTTTCAGTTGATTCAATCAATTAATAAGTTTATTTGTCAATTATATCTGTTAACGTGTTCTGCTGAGATTATTGTTTTAGATCGCTGGATGTTGAGTAGTGAAATTTATGGCAATGCAACGGGAATCAAATCGTGGATACGAAAATTATTGTGCTTGCCTTTAATTAAACCAGATATTACTTTAGTCTTATTAAAAGATAAAGCATATCAAAATCCTGACGAACAAGACGCATATGAAAAAGATATGAGTTTACAAAAACAAGTAAACAAATTATATGCTGATTGTGTAGATAATAAAAGCATTATTGCAATTGACGCAGATCAAGATAAAGTCGGCGTATTTAATGAAATTCTTTCTGAACTTGAACCGCGATTAAAAAAACATAATTTGTATATCTAAAAGGAAAACACATAAATGAACACCACACCAAAAACTGTTATGCATCTTGATGATCTTGTTATTGCTCGAATTGCTCAATGTTTGCAAGAAGCAATTTTAACTGGAACTGATATCAGCGATATTTTGCGTTCAATGCAATTAGAAGTCAAAGACGATAAAGTTGTTCTTGCGTCTGGATATGTTGAATTGATTAAGGCACATCATGATAAGTTGCTAAACGATATTGCAAGCATGGAAAACAAAAATGCATAAAAATATGCTAGAACAAATGTTTGTGCAGCAACATGCATTTATGAAGTTGCTTCAACGAGAAAGAAACTTTCCAGCATTTCCAGTTGATTTGACTTCCAAAGAAGGTCAAACACTTTGTAAGCAGATTGCTCATGATTCTATGGATGAATTGCACGAAGCACTTCAACATTTGAAGAACTCAAAATCTCATCGAGCAACAGAAATTAAAGATTTTGATAAATCAAAATTTCTTGAAGAACTTAGTGATCATCTGCATTTCTTTATTGAACTTTGTATTGTTGCAAATATTACTTTTGAAGAATTGTTTAGTGCATATATTCAAAAGGGAACAATCAATGAATTGCGCATTAAAACTGGTTACTGAATAACTCTTACAAAATATCAAAATTAAATTGTGTAAAACAACCATTTTTAATAAATAATTAGTATATGAGCATACAAATGGTTGTTTTACGTGGTTTACCCGGTTCAGGCAAATCAACATTAGCGTTAGAATACACCAAGAAAAACTTTATAAGAATCTGCAAAGACAGCATTAGAATCATGCTAGGAATTGAAACTGGTGTTGATGAAGATGCTGTTCAAGGTTTATATATTGCTGGCATCAGATATGCTTTAAATCATAAGCGTGATCTTGTTGTTGATTGTACACACGTTGATGAAAAGAATATTGAGCAATTAAAAAATCTTGCGTCTTGTTATGGAAATATTACTTTTATTGTTAAGACTTTAAAATTAACACCAACACAATGTATTGAACGAGATAAAAATAGAACTGCAAAAGTTGGTGAAGCAGTTATTTTAAAGATGTGGAAAAGAAGTCAATGGGGCGTTAATGGTTTTCCACATGATTATACAGAATATTTGCCACCAAAACCGAGGCGAGCAGACTGTATATCAACACAACTTCCAGATGCATTTATTTGTGACTTAGACGGTACGCTAGCAATTATTGGTGACAGAAGTCCATATGATGCTAGTCAATGTGATTTGTTAGATACAACTTGTTCTGCTGTATTTAAAACGACTTCTGCTCTTATTGACAAAGGAATGATTCCAGTCTTTGTTTCTGGAAGATCTTCTAAAGATAGAGATGCAACTGTTCGATATATTGAAAATGTATATAAGTTTGATTCAAGTAAATATTTTCTATATATGCGAGACGAACTTGATCGTAGAAGTGATGATTTAGTAAAAATAGATTTATATAATAATTTTATTGCAAATAATTATAATGTAGTCGTTGTATTTGATGACAGACCAAGTGTTGTGCGGCAATGGCGTTTGTTAGGATTAACAGTATTTCAATTAGACGATAGAGAATTCTAATTACAGAAAGAGTTAAATTATGCATAACGTACATTCATTACTTGTTAATAGCACGTATGAACCATTAGGATTTGCGTCTAAAAAGCGTGCTGTAAAACTTTTAGCAAAAAACAAAGTTGATGTTGTTGACACTTGGGAAAATATTTCATTAACTTTCGGAAGTGGAAAAATTGCTTTTCCGTCAATTATAAGATTAAAACAACGTGTTCCTGTGATTAAAAAAAATCCAAGATTTCAACGTGAAACATTGTTTCAGCGTGATAATTGGACATGTCAATATTGCAATATTCGTTTGCAGGGAAAAGCAGCAACAATTGATCATTTAATTCCATATGCAAAAGGTGGAAAAACTAACTGGTTGAATTGCGTAACTGCTTGTTCTGCATGCAATAAACGCAAAGGCAGCAAAGTTTTAACAGAGCTTGATATGCATTTAAAAAAACAACCCACAATTCCAAATGAATTACATATTTGGCAAGCAGATGTAAAAGGTAATTGGAATGAAGCGTGGGATGTATATATAAAATCTAGATAGGTAATTTTGTGTTAAAAAATAAGATTAATAATATTTTAAAAGAAGCAAAATTCGTTAATGCATTGAATAATGTTTTTCCACGATTAGAAACAAGGCACCAAACATTGGAACAAATAATGTTTGGTGCCATCAATCTTTTCTCAACTGCAAAAAAACATAAGATAGAAAATTTTTCTGCACATATTCCTCAATCATTAATTGAACATACAAATCCAAAAATTCGAGCATTGTGTGCAAGAATTTCAAATCGTACACAAATCAAAGAATTTATGCATGATTCAGTTTCATTTGTTAAAAGTGCTGCAATTAAACGCTTAAACGAATTGGGTGAAGTTATGCCTGATTCTGCACCATTAGCAGATTTATCAGATGAATATTATGCAAGCATTGCTCAAAGACTTGTTAACGATTTCCCAGACAGAAATGGCGATTGGATTGAAACTGCTGTTAATGGTCTAATTAATTCTTATAGAACTGTTAATGGTGTTGTATTAGATTATGATAAGTTATTATCTGCTGTTGAAGAAAAATTATCAGAATTAAACTTAGATTTTTGCGATGATGACAATAGCGACGATAATTGCTTTAACGAATCTATAGAACATAATGATAATTTGTTAACAGAACAAAAATCTTCATATCGCATTGTTAATCAAATTCTGCCACTTGAAGTTCGAAGACGTTTATTTGAAAATCATGAAACTGTTGTGCTTGATATGCCACATAGAATTAGATTTAATTCAAAAATTGGTTTAAAAGAACAAAAAGAATTAAATACGTTAGTGACAAGTATTTCAAATAAACTAAACAACGATGTAAACGTTTCTTGGATTCAAGAAAATACACAAAGTGCTATATTAAAATACGAGAATAAATAATGTTTAGAATAGTTCAAAACAAAAAAAGATTAACACGTTTAGACGAAAACTTAACAGCAGATATTGTTCTTGCTGGCAAAGATTCTAGTTTGATATTTGAACAGTTAATGCAACAATGGTCTAGCGTTCCAAATCCAGAACTGTCAATTGTTTTGGTTGTTTCACAAGCAGTTGCTTTATTACATCAGACAAATCATTGGATTGCAAGTGGAAAATCATATTTTTCTGATCATAAGTTATATGAAGAACTATATGCTGATTTATTTGATTATGTTGATCAACTTGCTGAAAAGGCCGTCGGTCTTGGAATAGATCATAATGTTGATTTGCATTCAAGATTGCAAGCAGTAACAAAAATTATCAGTGAACTATACGTTCCATCTGGCGTTCCAAATAATGATATTCTAGCAGAGAGATCACTTGCTGGTGAGTTTATGTTAAGTAGAATTATTAATCACGCAATTAAATCTATGCAGAATTTGGGTTCATTAACTCACGGTGTTTCTAATTTGCTAGAACAACTAAGTGATGCTCGTGAAAGCGCAATCTATAAGTTAAGACGAAGAACGACCGTATAAATTTGTTATGCAATGTATGCGTATATGAATTAATGTATATATATGCATACAACAAACAAACGACATGTATTGGTGACTGGAGCTGCAGGTTTTTTAGGTTCTCATATATCTGAAAAACTTTTAAGCCTTGGTCATACAGTTCTTGGTGTAGATGATTTTTCAACTTCTACATCAACATCTCAACATCACCAAGCACTAAAATCAAATCAAAATTATCAATTTCGTGAATTAGATGTTTCTGAACCAGATGCATTTCGAAATATTTCACACGTAGATTCTATTTTTAATATGGCTTGCCCAGCAAGTCCACCTGCATATCAAAAAATGCCAATGCATACATTGATGACTTGCGTAATGGGTGCAAATAATTGCGTTCAACTGATGCAAA